AACTAGTAAACTTATATTAATGATATGCCTAATGATGGGAACTGCTATGTTTATCAATGGGTTAAACGAATTAATGTATGAAGTAGGTGCAGTATATATACTATCATACACAATCTCAATCATAATGCTATGTGTAGGCATTAGGATACTAACAAAAGTGGAGGATTCAACAAATGGAAGAGGAAGAACTGTATAATCTATTTGAGGAAACCCTTAGAGAAGATGAAGAAGATTATTTACCTAGCGAAGAAATACCAACTTTATATGGAGAATAGTAATGAAAAAGGTTAGAGTATATTGGAACTTACACAAAAAGACTTGGAGCATACAAGACTGCAAAAGTGGTCTAGTAGTTGACCATAAAGATAAGGTAGTCTTAGAGATTGCTAAATTTGTAGTCAGAAAAGGTGGTCAAGATAGAGTACGAAAAGAAGGAAAGAAAAATGTTCATGCCTTTGCAGTAGGCTACCTTGCTGATAATCAAGAATCAGAAATACAATTTCCAAAGTATTGGAGAATAAAATATAATCCCTATACTGATAATTACTTCAAAGGACAAGGTTGCAGTGATAATCAATATAAACCTAAAGAATGGGATTATGTTGACAGGGATTTCACAGGAACTATTTACATGGAATCAACAGAAAATTATAACCCTAAAGTTTATGTAGGATTATACAAGAAAAAGGAGATGGTATGAATATATTAGTAGCAGATATCAAATTCTATGTAGTAGATGATGATGGAAATGAAGTGTTGACAAAAGACAAAAAGCATATACAATTGTATCAGCTAAAAAGGGATAGACGATTTAAAGCATTGGAATACCTTACAGAAGATATGGACATGGATTTACTAGAGGAGATAAGCGAATGAATGTACTAAGTTTATTTGATGGTTGTAGTGGTGGTCAAGTTGCCCTACAAAAGCTAGGTATTACCTTTGATGGCAAGGGTAGTGCCTACTATGCAAGTGAGATTGATAAGTATGCAATCCAAGTTACACAAGCTAACTTTCCTAACACCATTCAGCTAGGAGATGTCACAGACCTAGACCCATATGAGATATCATGTTGGGATATAGATTTGATGATGGGGGGTTCGCCTTGTCAGGGATTTTCTTTTGCAGGACATCAGTTGAACTTTGATGACCCACGCAGTAAGTTGTTCTTCAACTTTGTGGATATACTCAAGGTAGTCAAGCCTAAGTATGTACTCTTAGAGAATGTACGTATGGCTAAGAAATCACAAGATGTGATATCAGAGTACATGGGATTTGAGCCACAAGCTAGAAACTCTAAGTGGCTTAGTGGTCAGAATAGGTACAGACTATATTGGTTTGGTAAGATACAAGCTGATGGTACATATAAGCAGATGCCTATTGATGATATGATTGACAAGAAGATTACTATGCAAGACGTATTAGAAGATGGCTATGCTACAGATGAGATGACTAGTCAAGATGGCAAGTCGCATTGTCTTACTGCTAGATACAATGGTGCAGTATGGTGGAATAGTATTGAACGTAAGCAACGTACTATGGTACTGAAAGATAATCCTACTGTATCTAAAGATGGATTGATTAGAGTTGGTACTGCTGACCTCAAAGGGCATGACTCAATCAAGCGAGTATATGCACAAGAAGGCAAAGCACCTACCCTTACTACCATGCAAGGTGGACATAGAGAACCAAAAGTTGCAGTAGGTAGGATTGTTAATCGTAGATTAGATGAGCATGGTACTCGTAAAGATGACCAACTTGAACTACCCTACACACGACAAATAGAGGTACGTGCTGATGAAAAGTCTAACTGTCTTACTACTGTGCAGAAAGATAATGTGGTAGTATCAAAAGATATGTGGCGAAAGCTAACACCCTTAGAGTGTGAGAGATTGCAGACATTACCTGACAACTACACCAACCATGTATCCAATAGTCAGAGATACAAGATGATTGGAAATGGGTGGACAGTTGATGTGATTGCACATATACTCAAGGGTATGGAGTGGTATACAATCAATCACGACAATGAGGATTTAGTAACGTGGCATAAAATGTATAACAAAAACAAGGAGTTAGTATGACAAACGAAAGTAGATATATGTTGGCATTGGTTAATATATTATATTACCAAGCAATAAATATGAGCAAGGAAGAACTGCAACCTGCATTATTCTTTGATGAAGAAGCTACAGACAAATGGACACTAGAACAATGTCGTATACAATATGTCAAAGACCAACTAGAATTTATTCGTGATGGTAATCTTGATGATGAGATTGAAGAGACTTGGAACACAGTATTTAAAAAGGAGAATGTATAATGGATGTAGATAATTACTATAAACAACTTGAAGGTTTTAGAATAAATAGTTACTTAGGAGAAAGTGAAGAAGGCTTTCCACAATTCAAACTAACCAAGCCTAAGTATGCAGATGTACTTGTGGAAGTAAGTGCAGATGGAGAAGGTAACTATGGTGACAGGGGTACATATAAAAGGGTATGTAGTCTTTGATGCTAAAGCTAAACAAGAAGCGAAGAAGAAACTAATTGACATGATTCAAAATGATGAGTGCGATTTTCATTGGGAGCAGTTATACGATTAAACGATTTACATAGAAAGGAGAAACATTATGAAAATACATAGAGTAATACAAATGCTAGGAGCAACAACTAGCACAGGTAAATTAGCAGATGATATGTATAACTTGGGTCACAAGGATTACTATTCAGAAGCAGAAGGTAGACACATACCTATATCACACATGGACTTTCAACATATGGTTAGAGCATTTGTGAAGATGTGTGAGCAAGAGGATATGCTTGACAGGTCAGAGCATATGGGTAGAGTAAAAGACCAAGCTAAGTTTTATGATGATGTTGTTGAAAACAATGACAAGATATATAAGAAGAACTTGCAGAAGCAAGAAGATAACTTACTATATCTTACGAGCAAGATTGAAAACATGAAGGCTATCATTGAAGAGAAAGATGAGTTGTTAGATAGACAAACTATTAAAACAGAGTTTTGGAAAAACACATGCTACAACAGTCAACCTAAAGGGTGTGGCTATGTGTTCAGCGAGATACCTAACGATACAGATGGTCAAGAGTTTGTTGACACTATGAAAAAGCATCTTAATAAAAAGTCATATAAGATGAGAGTACGTGGACAACACATTAAGCCTGAACTCAAAGGCACAGGTGCTACCTATTGGGGTCAGACTAGGGATGAATCCACTCATTTAAGAATATATATTGATGCTAAGTAAATTGTTTACAATTTGTTTTGGTGGTGTTATATTATTATATATCTCATACGTCATGGCAATGGCTATCATCAATACATTTTGTAATTGTTTATAACAGAAAAGGAGAATAATATGTGGGGTAGATTAGTAGATTTCTTTGATAAAGATTTCAATAAAAAGTATGGAGAAGGTACAAAGTTTGACCTTGATTATGGTAAACTTTTAATTATAGCATTATGTATTTACATAGCATTGGAGGTATGATGAACACAGACAAAGCAACAGGAATGCTAGTTGGACTAGCAATAGGAGATGCTCTAGGTGCACCACTTGAGTTTCAAGATGCACGTGAGCCAAGTAACTACCTAACTAAATATACTAGAGGTGGAGAACATAACGTATCTCTTGGAGAATGGACAGACGATACAAGTATGGCATTAGCAATGAGTAAGTCATTACTAGAGAAGAAATGCTTTGATGCAAACGATATCATGTCCAAGTTCCTTAAATGGTACAAGGGTGGAGAATATAGTCCAAGAGGAAAATGCTTTGACATAGGTGGCACTACTGCTATTGCATTGAGTAGCTACTTAGAGGAAGTGGTAAAGGATGAATATATACTACAACCCTATCGAGGTAGAACTTCAAAAGATACATCAGGCAATGGAGCATTGATGAGACTTGCACCTGTGATTATTATTGCTAAAGACAGATATCATGCAATCCAATTAGCAGTACAGCAGACACTACTAACACATGGAAGTAATACTTGCGTTGATTACTCTGTAATGTTGGCTGAAGAATTGTATCATGGATACGATATAATAAGATATCAAAAACATAAGCTACCATTAGATATACCTAGAGAAGAAGTTATGTCAGGTGGGTATGTAAAAGAAACATATCAATGTGCATGGTGGGCATTCCAAACAACAAATAGATTTGAGGATTGTATTATCAAGGCAGTCAACAGAGGACATGATGCAGATACAGTAGGTGCAGTAGCAGGAATGATTGCAGGTAGATATTATGGACACAGTAATATCCCTTCACACTTCAAGGATAAATTGTTGTGGCATGATGAGTTGTATAAAGCTGCTTTCGATTTATCAAAGATGGAGTATAAAGATGAGTGAGTGGAAATATGTCAGAACTAACTCAAAGGGTAAAAAAATATATAGACGAGATACAAATGAATCCTTAGAGTTTGTTTTAGATTACCTAAAAAAGCAAGAGTTGCAATATAAAGTATGTATGTCAGCAAGTTTTGTTTACATAGCTAACATAGCAAATATACAATATCTATATTATTGGACTACAGGAAGATGGTGTGTAAGGCAACCTCATATAAATTTTTATACAAGACATGAACATAGTAAGGGCATAGAAGATTTTGTCACTAATTATCTTCATGCTGACACACCTACACAAATAGCACACAAGTTTGAGGATTCACACATAGCTTGTTTCAGTTATCCTAACTGTGACTTAGCACCAAATGGCTGTGTTATTCGCATGGGTGGTGATGTAGAACCATATGGACATAGGGATTAATTATGACAATATTAACAGTTAAAAAACTAATAGACGAGTACTATTTATCTAGTGATTTCAGTATGTTAGCAGATAAAACTAAATCAGATTATCAATACTTTTTAAGTGTGATGCTTGGTACATCTGTCGATGGTAAGAAATTGTCAAGCACACAATTACCAAAGATGTCAGGTGCTAAATGTAGACGAGCATATGAAGTGTGGTTAAAACGTGGCATTTCTATGGCTAATCATATATGCTCTGTAGCAAGGAAACTATTTTCATTTGCTATGGAGATGGGGTATGCCGAGACAAATCCTTTTGCTACATTCAGAAGAAAAGCTACCCACGTTAGGAAAGTTGTGTGGACAAAAGAACAGGTCTGTCAATTTCTTGACTACTCTTACAGTGATTTTAAGTACAGAAACATAGGACTGATTGTACAAATGGCATACGAATGGTGTCAAAGAGTTGGAGATATGAGAACATTAGAGTTTTCTAGCATAGATTTTGATAAAAGTGTGTTAAATTTGCAACAGTCTAAGAGAAGAAGTGTAGTTCATCTACCAATTTCTCTTGACTTATTAGAAATGCTTAATCAACAGAAGGAAGAGTATGGTTTTCAGTCTTATGTCGCACCCTACCCAACAGCGATGAAAGGATTGTACGAGCCATACTCTCTTCATAGGCTATCAAAGGTAGCGAGAAGGGTAATGAAGCTCTGTGGACTGCCTGATGAGCTAAGAATAGCTGATTTAAGACGAACAGGCACTACTGAGATGGTCGAAGCAGGTGTATCTATGGGTCAAATAATGTCTGTTACAGGTCATGCTAACCCCAATAGTGTGAAACCTTACATGAAAAATACTTATGCCTCTGCTGAAAATGCATTGACAACTAGAAAAAAGTATGCTATAAGCACAGGGTAAGTGCCGAACAAAAGAATATTATATAACATATAAGTGAGATATACAATGAATATATATAACTATGTAAATGATTTACAACTAAGTGTAGGAGAAAGTAAAAGACTTACTTGTCCTAGTTGTAATGGCTATAAAACTTTTACTGCTACCAATAACATGGGTAGATTGTTATGGAATTGTTATAAATCTACTTGTCAAATTTCAGGCTCAAAACGTGTGCATCTATCCGTAGATGACATACGTGATGCAATCACAGGTGACGTTCTAGATTTTGATAGAGAAGAATTTGTAATGCCTGAGTACGTGGTGTCACATAACTACAGGAGAGAAGTCATGGACTTTTGTGAACTGTGGGATTTAGATTGTGACAAATTGAATCTACACTATGATGTCAAGGACAAGCGAGTTGTATTTCCTGTCGAGCATAACGATTACATTGTCGATGCAGTAGGTAGGTCAGTAACAAAGTTATTGCCTAAATGGAAACGATACGGAAAAAGTAACTTGCCTTTTGTTCATGGATGTGGTAGGGTAGCAGTTGTTGTTGAGGATTGTGTTAGTGCATCTGTGGTAGGTAGTGATGTATTAGTTGGGGTAGCTGTGTTGGGTACGTCATTGGCAGAGTCACACAAGAAGTATCTCTCACGATTCTCAACAGCGATTATAGCACTTGACCCTGATGCCTTACCTAAGACATTGGCATTTGCAAAAGAACTAAGAGCCTACGTAAAAGATATAAAAATAATTAGATTGACAGATGACTTAAAATATCGTACACCTGTCGATATCGAAAACTTAATGACCTTAACCCCAAAGGAGTAACAACATGGAATTATCATTAATACGAAGTCTTATGGATAAAACATTCTACGATGACCACAGAGGAGCAAAGTGCCCTGACAGGTTATTCAGTAAGGATGTTCGTAAGATTAAACAATCTCTCGACAAAGCTATGCATACGTATGAGAGAACAGTAACACCTGATGAGATTGAAGCATTGTTTATGTCTAACAATCCATCTATGACTACTGCACAGAAGCAAGCATACTCTTCTCTCTTTGCTAACATCAAGCGAGAGCAACCACTTGGAACAGACATTGCACAGGAAGTGTTGTCAAAACTGTTTCAGCAAGTTGTTGGCGAAGACATCGCTAACTTAGGTTTTGATTATGTGAATGGTGCTAAGTCTTCTCTTGAACCCTTAAGAAATCTTCTTGAGATGTATGGAGATGATTTTACACCCAATCTCAATATAGAGTGGGATGACATTTCGATTGAGACACTACTAGCTAAGAATGACTTGGAAGCTAGGTGGACATTCAATATACCTAGTCTAACACGTAAGGTAGATGGTATTAATGCAGGTCACTTAATTGAGATAGGTGCTAGACCTAATACAGGTAAGACATCCTTCCATGCATCATTGATTGCGAGTCCAAATGGATTTGCTCATCAAGGTGCTAAGTGTGTTATCTTATGTAACGAAGAAGGTTATCATAGGGTAGGTGCAAGATACTTGACGGCGGCCACAGGCATGACTGTTCACGATGTTAAGAAAAATCCTAGCGAAGCACAGACACGTTACAAGCCTGTGTTTGATAACATCAAGATACGTGATGCATCAGACAGAGACATGGCATGGGTCGAGAGTGTGTGTAAGGCATATCAACCTGACATACTTGTACTAGACATGGGAGACAAGTTTGCTAGAACAGGTGGGTTTGCTAGACAGGATGAAGCACTCAAGGCTAATGCAATACATGCTAGACAGATAGCTAAATCATACAACTGTGCAGTTCTTTATATGTCGCAGTTATCTGCTGAAGCTGAAGGTAAGATTATATTAAATCAGTCTATGATGGAAGGCTCACGTACAGGTAAAGCTGCTGAAGCTGACTTGATGCTATTGATAGCAAAGAATCCACAAGTAGAAGGGCAAGAGGAAGAAGATATACAGAGACATATTAATGTAGTTAAGAATAAGTTATCAGGTTGGCATGGCTCAATTCATTGCGAACTTGATTATAAGACAGCGAGGTATACAGCATGAAGCTAACACTTGACGTAGAGAATACTGTTACTCATAGGGGTGGTAAGTTACACCTTGACCCATTTGAAGAGAACAACAAGCTAGTAATGGTGGGATGTTTAACAGACAAAGGTGAAGAGCATCTATTTCACATGGATGATTTAGATGATAACTTATACAGCATTACAAGAGTACGTTCTAATATACAAGAGTTACTAGACCAAGCGACTATACTCATAGGACATAACATAGTCCACGATTTACTGTGGCTATGGGAATGTGGATTCAAGTATGATGGTGCAGTGTTTGACACCATGTTGGGTGAGTACATACTACAACGTGGGCAGAAAGAACCGCTGTCACTAGAAGCATGTGCAATTAGGCATGACCTAGATACGAAGAAACAAGATACTATGAAGGAATACTTTAAGAACAATGTATCTGTTGATGAGATTCCTCGACAGGAATTGTCAGACTATTTATCTGCTGACTTGAAAGCTACACAGCAATTAAGTGATTCTATATACAGAAGACTAAACACAGTAGAGAATGCTAATCTTATGGAGACTGTGATATTTACTAATCAAGTAGCGACAACTCTTGCTAAGATATATCAACGTGGATTTACTGTTGACATAGATGCTCTAGACGCAGTACGTGTAGAGTTTGAACAAGAGAAACAAGATATAGAGAGCAGACTAAACAAGCAAGTAAAAGAACTAATGGGTGATACACCTATAAACTTAAACAGTCCTGAACAGATGTCATGGGTTATATATAGTAGAAAACCATTAGATAAATCCCTATGGGCAAATAACTTCACACCCTATATGGATACTACTGACTACAAACAAATGGTAGCTACTAAGTCTACTATTGTGTATAAGACAAAAGCAGAGCAGTGTAATATCTGCTCAGGTTCAGGACATATTAGAAAGGTGAGGAAAGATGGAACTCCTTTTGCTAGACCTACCAAGTGCAGTACTTGTGATGGCAGTGGCTACTTATTTTTACCTGATAAACATGTGGTAGGTGGACTAAAGTTTAATGCACCTAATGCTAAGTGGGTCAGTGCTAATGGTTTCAGTGTCAACAAGACTAATCTAGGTACATTGTATGCAATGGCTAAACATAAGAATATGACTAATGCCATGAACTTTTTGTCTGACTTACAGAGACTGTCAGCATTAGATACATACCTATCTTCCTTTGTCGAAGGTATACAGACACATATAAAGCCTGATGGCAAGTTGCATGTACGACTACTACAGCATAGAACAGCGACAGGTAGATTTAGTGGTGCTGACCCTAACATGCAGAACATGCCTAGAGGTGGTACGTTTCCTGTTAAGAAGGTATTCGTATCACGTTGGAAGGGTGGTAAGATACTTGAGGCTGACTTTGCACAGTTAGAGTTTCGAGCTGCTGCATTTTTATCACAAGACCAAACTGCTATGAAGGAGATAGAAGATGGATTTGATGTTCACAGTTATACTGCTCGTGTTATTAGCGATGCTGGGGAAAAGACTTCTAGGCAAGAAGCCAAAGCACACACCTTTGCACCACTCTACGGAGCAACAGGATTTGGAAGGACACCTTCTCAGGCTACATATTATAAACACTTCACAGACAAGTACAAAGGAATCGCACTTTGGCACACCAAGTTGGCTAAGGAAGTTATGACTACAGGTAAGATAAAGATACCTTCAGGTCGAGAGTTTTCTTTTCCTGATGCTAAAAGATATGCAAGTGGCAAGATAACTCACTTCACGCAGGTTAAGAATTATCCTGTACAAAGTTTTGCTACTGCTGATATAGTTCCTCTTGTACTTATGCATATTGATAAACTACTGCATACTTTGCAGTCCTGTGTTGTTAATAGTGTACATGATTCAATTGTCATAGATATACATCCTAACGAGGAACAACAAGTATTATCTGTATTAAAGTCAGCAAATGACCAACTACTAAACATTATAAATCGTAAGTTTAATATAGATTTTAATGTGCCATTATTACTAGAAGCAAAAATAGGTAATAATTGGCTTGACACCAAAGACATAATATGATATAACAATAAAACTTTCAATAAAGGAGAAAATACATATGAGTGATTTAGTAACTATAGATACTGCGAATTATGCTGCAATGGCAAAGGCTATGGGCATAGCAGGAGAGAACACTTCTACAGATAAGAAGGCTAATACTCTGCCAAGGTTAAAGATAAACCATTCACCTATCATGGGTGAAGCAGAAGTACAAGGCAAGTCTATGAATGTAGAAGTTGTGCAAGGTGGCACATATAAGTTGGACATACCTGACGATAAGGCTGTGTATGCAACTTCAGCTACCATAAGACCTTTCATACAGAGATTTATGTATAAGAGATTCATTAAGAATATGAACGCAAAGGCAGGTGAGCCAATGGGTACATATCATAAAACTCTTATGGCAGATAATCTTAATATAGATTTGAAAGACAATCAGGGTGGCTTTAATTGTGGTAAGCCATCAGGGTATATTCAAGACTTCAAATCGTTACCTGAGAAGACACAGGAACTTATTAAGCAGATAAAAAGGGTTCGTGTTGTGTTTGGTCTAGTTGATTTAATTAGTCCTGTAGACCAAAAAGGTAATGCAGTTGAGATAGACAGTCAACCATTTATATGGGAGATTGATAATAGGGATGCCTTCAAGATAATGGCTATGCCTTTTACTAAGCTATCTCAAATGAAGAGACTACCTGTTCAGCATAATGTGACACTTGGTACAGAAGAAAGAAAGTTACCAAATGGTAATTGTTTTTATCTTCCTACTGCAAGTTTAGATATGTCTAAGACTATTGATTTATCTAGTGCAGACCAAGAAACATTTGCTAACTTCCTAGCTTGGGTAGAAAACTACAATAGCTATATCATCAGTGAATGGGATTCTAAGGCGAATCATCACGATGAAGAAGATAATAGTGTTGTTGGTGACTTCATAGATATTGAAGAAGAGGTAGCCTAATGCAACACCGTGGTGAATTGGCAATTAGTCAGTACTTAGAAAATGCTTCTAAGGGTTTGACATCTATGAGTGATAAGACTATTAATCGTGTAGGCGAAGAAATAAAGGAGTCACTCAAACGTCAGTTTGCAGGTGGTAATAAACGAGATAAGTTTAGGTTACGTATGTCTAATATAGGCAGACCTTCATGTCAGCTATGGTTTGAAAAGAATAAACCTGAGACTGCGTTACCTAAACCTACTACGTTTGTTATGATGATGATGATTGGCGATATAGTTGAGTCGGTGTTTAAAGGATTGCTTACAGAAGCTAATATAGAATACAAAGATAGTGATACTGTAGAACTTAAAATTGATGACAAGAATACTATATCAGGCTCTTATGACTTAGTAGTTGATGGAGCAGTTGATGATATTAAGTCTGCATCTGATTGGTCTTACAAGTACAAGTTTGACTCTTATGAATCGTTAGCTTCAGGTGATAGCTTTGGTTATGTAGGACAACTTGCAGGTTATGCAAAAGCATCAGGCTACAAAGCAGGTGGTTGGTGGGTTGTTAACAAAGCTAATGGTCAATTCAAATATGTTCCTGCTAACATAGATATGGATAAAGAACTCAATAAGATAAAGGAGAATATCAAAGCAACTGAATCAAAGAAACTAGTCAGATGTTTTGAACCTGAGCCTGAAACATTTAGAGGTAAGCCTACAGGAAATATGGTACTGAATAAGAATTGTACTTTCTGTTCTTATAGACAGTCTTGTTGGGAGACACTAAAAGAATTACCTGCACAAATGTCTCAAGCTAAAGAACCTAAGATGGTTCAGTATATAAAACTCAAAGGAGAGTAGTATGAGTAAATCATTAGATGAATTAAAATCTGACATCGAAGAGATGGAGAAGCAATTAGCAGAAGCAAAGAAGCAGTATCGTGATATGCGTACAGCAGGTTTGCGTGATGCTATGGAAGCTAGGAAGGTAGCTGAAGAAGCTGTAAAGGAAGAGTTGAAAAACTTAGGTTATCAAACTTCTTATAGTCCTTTCACAGGAATAACGTGGCGAAACTTCTAAGTGTCTCCTCATAAAGTAAGACGAGAAGCCATAAAGTATGGGTATAGGAGTGGGTTAGAGCACAAGATTTCTATGGTTCTTGATACTATAAAGTATAACTATGATTATGAAAGTATTAAGATAGAGTGGGAAGACTTAGCCTATCGCACCTATACCCCTGACTTTATATTAAATAATGGTATAATAATAGAAACAAAGGGAAGATTTTTAACAACAGACAGAAGAAAACACTTGTGCATTAAGAAGCAACATCCTAAGCTAGATATTAGATTTGTATTTACAAACAGTCGAAGTAAGTTAAGCAAAGGTGCGAAATCTACATACGCAGAGTGGTGTATTAAACACGGATTCCGCTACTATGACAGGATAATACCTGAAGATTGGCTAAAAGAAAAGGGTAAAAACAAACATCCTTTATTTATAAAATTTAAAGGTAAAAAAGTGAGGAGAACAACGTGAAGAATGTAATAAAGCAAATAAAAAACGAAGACTTCATAATAAACATAAGACCTAGATTGGATAGCAAAAGTGATTGGACAGGAGAAGTAGATTTGTCCATTATTACATCTGTAGACAATCCTCTTACTGATGATGATTACTATGGAGTACTTTCTTTTTGTAAGGTAGTCTGCTCTTCAGTTCCTGTCATGGAAGAAGATGAGTATGTAAGAAGGAAGCTAGAAGATAAAGCTGATGAATGGGATGAAGGAGCTTCTGCACCTGAAAAGAAAAAGGGAAAAGTAGTTGACAAACATGACAATGTTGTGGTATTGTCTTTTGACGCAGACACTGATGGTAATGCATAATGTTAAGACACATGGAGTATATGAAGATGAGACAGAAACAGGCAGACGCACAATCTGATAATATTGAAATGCAAGATATGGTTAATCACCCTGTTCACTATAACAAAGCAGGAATAGAAACTATTGATGCTATTGGTGCAGCAACCAATGAAGGGTTTAAGTATTATCTACAAGGTAACATACTTAAATACATATGGAGATATGAATATAAAAATGGTGTTGAGGATTTAGAAAAAGCACAATGGTATCTCAATAAACTTATAGAGGTATACAATGATAAAAGTTAAAATCATGCTACTACTAGAAGTAGACCCTGAAGATTATCCCATACCTTCAGATGGGGATGTTACTGAAGACTTTGAAGATTATATGAATGAACTGTTTCACGATTTAGAAGGTGTTAAAGTTAAAAACATGAAAGTATTAATGGAGTAAGAAAATGCTAAGTAACTATTTACCAACGGACTATCAGAACTTCATAGCCTTGTCTCGCTATGCAAGATGGAAAGACGATGAACAAAGAAGAGAGAATTGGGGAGAAACTGTGGACAGATACTTTGACTACATGACTAATCATCTGTCTAAGAATCACAACTATACTATTTCCAAATCCTTGAAAGAAAAGATGTCATCACAGATAATGAACTTAGGTGTAATGCCTAGCATGAGAGCCTTAATGACAGCAGGACCTGCGTTAGATAGATGCCATGTAGGTGGTTATAACTGTAGTTATATACCTGTGGATAGTCCACGTTCATTTGACGAATGTATGTACATACTTATGTGTGGCACAGGTGTAGGGTTCTCTGTAGAACGTGAGAATGTAGACAAGCTACCTATAGTCAATGAACACTTTGAGGACAGCACTACTATCATCACTGTAGGTGACAGCAGACCCGGATGGGCAAAGGCATTAAGAGAACTTATTGCTATGCTCTATGTAGGGCAAGTACCTACATGGGATACGTCACAGGTAAGACCTGCAGGTGCTAGGTTAAAAACATTTGGTGGTAGAGCATCAGGACCTGCTCCATTAATTGAGTTGTTTCACTTTTGCATACAAAAGTTTAAGGGTGCTAAAGGCAGACGATTATTTCCTATTGAGTGCCATGATATTATGTGCAAGATAGGTGAAGTTGTAGTTGTTGGTGGTGTACGTAGGTCTGCACTTATATCCTTATCCAACTTAGGTGATGACCAAATGCGTCATGCCAAGTCAGGTCAATGGTGGGAGAATGAAGGTCAGAGAGCATTAGCTAATAACTCTGTAGCATTTAAAGGTAAGCCTGAGATGGGTACATTTATGCGAGAATGGACATCCCTATATGAATCTAAGTCAGGAGAACGTGGTATATTTAATAGACAGGCTGCTAAAGTGAAGGCATCTGAGAATGGTAGACGAGAAACTGACCACTACTTTGGTTGCAATCCATGTAGTGAGATTATACTTAGACCTTATCAGTTCTGTAATCTTACAGAGGTAGTGTGTAGAGTTACAGATGACTTAGAATCCTTGAAAGAAAAAGTACGTATAGCTACAATCTTGGGTACATTCCAATCAACTCTTACTAATTTTAAGTATCTACGTAAGATATGGAAAGATAATACAGAAGAAGAAAGACTATTAGGAGTTTCCCTAACAGGTATACTTGACTGTCCACTATTAATGGTTGATAATCCTGAATTAGAAAGTGTACTAGAACAACTAAGACATGTAGCAGTTGAAACTAATAAGAAGATTGCTAAAGATTTAGACATAACACAATCAACTGCTATAACTTGTGTCAAACCTAGTGGTACAGTTAGTCAATTAGTTGACAGTGCTTCAGGTATTCATGCTAGACACAATGACTATTACATCAGAACTGTTCGTGGGGATAATAAAGACCCTATCACACAGTTTATGAAAGAAAGTGGCATACCAAGTGAGCCTGACGTTATGAAGCCTGACAGTACAACTGTGTTCAGCTTTCCTATGAAGTCACCATCAGGTGCTACCACAAGAACTGATATGACAGCTATTGAACAGCTAGAGTATTGGCTCATATTCCAAAGACATTGGTGTGAGCATAAGCCTTCTGTTACTGTGTCTGTTAAGGAAGATGAGTGGATGAAAGTGGGAGCATGGGTATATGATAACTTTGATGAAGTATCAGGAATATCATTCCTACCCTTCAGTGACCATACATATGCTCAAGCACCTTATCAAGACATAGATGAAGCAAAGTATTATGCATTGTCACATGAGATGCCTGATTCTATTGATTGGTCTAAATTGCAACACTTTGAAAAAGAAGATTCAACTAGTGGTGGAAGGGAACTAGCTTGCACAGCAGATGCGTGTGAGATGGTTGACATACAGGCTAGTTAATGTTAGAATCTGCAGAACTATTATGGTGGCAGTGGTGGTTATTAATCGCCATTTCCATCAATACTACAATAAACTTAATAGTATTCTTTAAAGGTAGGAAGCTACACATTAGAGAATTTTTACATCTAAAACCTAAATCTAAGAGAAAGGATAAGCAATGACCTTAAGCACAGACAGTATAAATACAGCCGATGTATCTAAAATAGATGGAGAGTTGTGGTATGTAAGACCAACAGGTAGACGAGAGAGATTAGGTTCTTATCTACGTAAAAATACAAAACGTATGTATGTTAATGGTGTGTACATACCAACATCACATCCTCTACATAAAGCAGGTAGATACAAATCATTAGATGATGCATGGTCACATCAAAAGATAGAACAAACAAAGGAAGGAGAAATATACGCTATAACAAATACAGCTTGGATTAATTGGTATAAGATTGGTAAGGCAGTCAACGCTAAAGATAGATTGAACGCTTATCAAACAGGTAGTCCATTTAGAAACTATGAGTTACTTATGTCCTACAAAGCTGATAATCGACATGTAGCTGAAAGAACAATACATAAATTACTTGTTAAATATAATTATAGTAGAAAGGGTGAATGGTTTTACGTAGAAGAATTAGATGAACTGAAAGAAATCTTTGATAAGCAGGAGAAAAAGAATGAGAAATAAAAAGCCTCAACATATTATTAAACATATGTTTGATAGGGGTTATGCATCGTTCACAGGCAAACCATACACGAGAAATGTACGTGGTGCACGAGTTATCATCGCTACACCACCAAAAAAATCCAATACCTTAGAACAAAAGGAATGGGAACGTGGTTATAATGCTGCGTATTTTAATAAACTAGAAAAGGTGAAGAGAGATGAGTATAGAAGAAGAAGCGAGGAAGTACATGAAGGATAAGTTATTTATAAATGAATTACTAACTCCTGACAAATACGAAGAGTTAGCAGGTCAGACTGCTATCTTCCCTAAAGAAAAAGCATTAGAATACCTAGCATTAGGTCTGACAAGTGAAGCAGGGGAAGTAGCAGGCAAGGTAAAGAAACTTATACGTGATGGGGAAGATGTGGAAGGCTTTGAGATGAAGAAGATTGCCATAGCATCAGAGATAGGTGACGTAATTTGGTATTGTGCTATGATGGCAAAGGAAGTTGGTGTACCACTAAATGATATTATGAAAGAGAACTTGAAGAAGTTACATAGTAGGAAAGAACGTGGAACACTACATGGGTCAGGCGATAATCGTTAGTTACGTGCCATTAAACCTTTTTGTTTAACTAAACCACCACGATTGAAGCGACTAGTTAATTCTAATAACATTGCTTTCGCTTCTCGTGGGGTAATCTTTTTTCTAGCACTTTTTAATTGTTTAATCGTGTCTTCTTTCTGAGGATATGCTTCAATAGGTGCATCCATCCTGTCTTGTATCATTTTACTAGTTACACCTTTTTTTGTAGTTACTTCTGCATCAGTTTCTAAAAATGCTCTCATCAATGCCTTATCATCAGAACCTTGATAGCTACCGGGCAGTGAACCTTTTCTATATGTTTCAAGTACCTTATCAACACTTTTCTTAGGTGTAAATCCCTTACGCACAAGGTTCATTGCTTCTGCATCACCATACATGCCTGTGTTAGCCAACACTGATAATAGTTTTAGATTAGCTCGTTTCTCTGAATTTTTTGGAAAATAATTAGCTAATTTATCAAAGTCATATCCAAAAGAACCTATTCTCATCAAAAACTTATCGTATGATCCCCTTGCACCATATTCGCTAGTAAATTTAGCTAAATCTGCCATACTGTTTAACGTATTTTTAACATTATCATAAGCTCTATTTAGTGCCTTCTTATCACCCATTGTGTTAAAAACTTTTATTTCATCTTCTATATTAGCCATTCTTTCAAAATATGTATCAGCCTTTTGGTATGCTAACTTAGCAGCCTGAACTTTTTGAGGTGTAGTCATTTTACCAATATCTTTTGATTCAAGTAACATTGCAGCACTGTCATAATCCTGTGTCTTAGGATTAAGAACTAGTGTTTCACCTCTGTTGTAATTCTGTTTTGTTGGGTCTCTATCTAATATTGCTTTAGGATTAAAGTATTCAGGAAATGCCACAGCTAATTCTGCTTCTACGTGACCTGACTTAGGTAACATAGCAGCTCCAAACTCATCTGTTTTGTCACTAAAATACTTTTTAAGTAAGTACTGTTGAGAGTCTCTATCATTTGCCAAGCCTTTTACTAATTCTGTATATGTTTCAGGTCTCATGTTTCCCATAGACTCATATGGGATTTCAGCATAAATTAAATTTTCTAATACAGGTATATCAGATGGAACGTTACGTAGATCGTCTGGATTTGTAAAAGATGGAGACATAGAAATATTAGGATCACGTGACGTAGATAATAATTTAACACCTTCTATTTCACCATGAAAGCCTGTAGTCTCATTAGACATAAGACCTCTAGCTTCAGTAAATGGTTCACGACTTGAGAAATTAGTTGGAGTATCTTTTCCTATTCCTATTTGATTTGGGTTGAGTATACCATCTGCATTCTCTCCACCACGTAAGTAGTTTACATCGGCTACTATCTCAGGTCTTTTTGAATTTAGAGCCTCAGCTAACCTGTGATTACCTTCTGTTATGTATGGTGTACCATCTTCTGTAACAGTTATTTTTATGTTTGTGGGTTTATAACCTTGTTCGTTGATTGATTTTTCTAATGCTCTTAGTTTATTAAATGCACCCCTAAATGTTCCATCAGGATTCTTTAGTTTAGCATCACCTGACATCCTAAAGGCATCTTCTCCCATTTCCCCTTTTATACCTTTTAGTTCGTTTGGGTCGAACTTAATATCTTTTGCATAACCTGTTATACCAGAATACAAACCTACAGGACCTGCATTTGGATTAGTTGCTAGATATTCATTATTCTGCCTTATCTTTTTTTCTACATAAGTCTCACCTGTAAGAGCATCTTTACCTGCAGGATTATCTATTTTTAAAGTTGAGCCTTGCCTCTTTTTATTAAGGGGATTACCTAAAGGATTCTCCCTAAATACTCCATCCCCTGAATAAGGTCTAAACCCTTGCGTTATTATATCATCTTTTCTAGTACGTCTATTATCTACTATACTAGTGTAATCATCTTCATCATCTAGAAAATCGCTTTTACTCTTTATTTGTTGAGCATCCCCTGTCAAAGGACCAACCTTATCCTGCATACCTTTAGAACCATGATATACAGTAATGTCATCAGGTCTGTTTAACCTTTTTATAGCTTTTTTCTTTTCTCTATAACTTAAACCTTTTAGTTCAATTCTAGCCTTTGCTAACTTTTTAAGTTGTGCTTCCGATTGTTTATTTATTAATGCTTTATCTTGAAATGTTTTACTTGACTTAACCATAATATCAGCAGCTTCAGCTAAGTTTCCTTCTTGAAGTAAATCTTTTACTTTATCTTTAGCAGCATTTTTACCTATTCTAGATACAAAACCTACTCCGGGTATTAGTCCTAATGTTACTAAACCTGCAAAAGCAGCTCCTAGTCCTAGATTAACTAAGTCTTTTTCTTTGTAACCCTTTCGTAAAAGTTCATAGGCACGTTCAAAATCTTCAGGTGCTTCTTTATATGCAATGATGTCACCTGTAATTGGTGCAATAGATGCACCTGTATATGCCAACTCTTCAGCAGTCATTGGCTTTACACCACTTGCATCAACAACTTCTTGAAACTGAGTTTTGCCTACTTCACGTTCTGCACGTTTCTGTTCGGCATCAGCAAACATTCTATCTGTTTCAGTTCCTAATTCAAATCCACGCATTAGTCTACGAGTCTCCTCTTTAAAACTTCTAGTGACCATTGATATAAAGGTAGAACTTCTCCATTTGGTCTTAATACCATTCTATTTAAGTTAGACTTTATATCTTTTATTTCTTGAGAACCTTCATCAGCAAAAGCTAGTTTGTTTTCTCTCATTAATCTTTTATATATGGTGTTTAATGTCTTTCTGTCGCTTTCTGATATTTTATTCCAAATTTGTGCTTTTACAACACTTATCTTTCCTGTTCCTTTACTATCTTCTTCTAACTCTGTTTTTGCCTTATCCTTGGCTAGATTTGTTACCTCTCTAGCTTTGGATAATAAGTAATCTCTTTTCTCCTGAAGGGTAGGTCTTCTCTGATACTCTTTAGACTCAATGACTGTTTTCATTCGTTCACTTAAATTAGTTTGTGTGCCACCTGCAGCTAAATTATGTCTTGTATATAAATCAATTAAGTCGCTACTATCTCTTCTATATATATTATAATATTGAAGATTTAATTTAGCCATTTCTGCCTGTAAAGTATTTTTCGCAGGTCTTCTAGTAAAACCAAACAGTTGTTTCTCTAGTGGATTTATCGCAATTACTCTACCTGTTTTAGTTGGATCAGCTAAAGCTGGATCATATTCAGGACCTATATCAGGTAAAGCACGAAATCCTCTTTTTGCTACCATGTCTAAAATATTTACTAGACTATTATCTCCTCGTTCACCTAATCTAGTTTCAGGAACAAATCGTGATTCTTTATCAAATTGACTATATAAGTCTTTAAAAGTAGATAATGGTATGGTAAATGTATTAACCACATTTCCAATAAACTCACCTAGTATTTTTTCTCCTTTGACATCTAAGTCACCTTCACCAAATGCAGCATCCATCATATTGTCTAAGGCATAGAAACCATAGCCAGTTCTAAACTGTGAACCTGTAAGAGCTTGTAGTGTTTCCCTAACATAGTTTTCTTTTGTGGGTGCTATTTCACCTATATCTGTTTCACCACCTACATCAGATTTACTCCATCTATAGTATATATCTGCTGCCAACATGAAAGGTGCGAAAGGACCATACAGAGCTTTACCATCAATTATATCACCCTTATCATCCTTAAACTCAAACCATGATGTCTCATCACCCTGTTGTTCTCTCCATGCTAAAGCAGTCATAAACATAGCTGTACCTGCCATCTGTTTAGCAGCTTTTTCTTTGACAAGTTTACTATCTTGAAAACCAGCTAACGTAGCTTTCTTAAATCCTGCTTTTTTTCCTATATTCTCTAAACCCAAATATCCTATTAGAGGAGCATGATCATATAAAAATTTCATTTGGTTAGCTATGAATCTAGGAAAAGGCATGAAAGAAGATATAACGAAAGGCATATCTCTGTGAGCCTTTAAGAACTGTCTAGTTCCTCTAGCTATAATCCCTTTATCTGCACCTTCAAAAGATGACTGATACACAAATTCTAATGAGTCTTTTATTGATTTATTAACTATATCATCAGGAATCTGATTAAATCTTCCTGTTGCAATTATTTCGTCAAAGTCGTTGCCTAATCCTTTTAGATTAGCATCTTTAATTCTTCTTCTTAGAGAAGCTGTAAACACAGCCTGTTTAAAAAAGTTATCTGATAATGTGTTAAGCCAATTTAATTTAGTTCCGACAGAAGCTAGACCAGATTCTGCTCCTGTGGTTGATGCTAAATCTGCAGCATCTCTAAATAATTTACGTGCTGTATCAGGCATATTTTTTTCTAGTAATTGCCTAGTAACGTTTGCTTCATATGGATTAAATAAAAACCTAGCTACATCAGTTACACCATCTAAAGGGTTTCTAATGTTTAAGATGTTATCAGCTACTCTTACACCCATATCAACTGCTACTCTAAGTCCTGCGTTTATATTGTTACGCATTGTAGTAGCAGGTTGAGATGTCATAGCACCTAATCTTACTCTATCTAAGTCTTTCCAAAATGTTCCACTTTTAGCTTGTTCAGCTATCTCTTTTCCTTCACGAGCAGTTAAAGTAGATACACCTGAGTTTTCTAAAAGTTTTAAGTCATCGGATAAACTAGTAATAGCTTGTTTTAGATTTCCACTAGCACCTAATGTTCGACCTGCTTCAGATAATTCAGCCTTATATATTAGAGAGAATTGGTCTGCTGTAATATTATATTCTTTAAATATGTTTTGAATTTCTGGACTAGTTATATCTCCATCAGATATAGCTCTTTGAAGAACTGAAGTAATTCTTTGTCCTTTTTTTCTTTTTATCTTACCTTTTTTAAATACATCTAAAGCTGCGGCATTAATATTTTCAACTAACTCAGTAGGCAATTTACCTGTTAACGTACCCAACTCTTTAGCATCAGCAATATCTCGCATCAAACCTTGACCAAGAAAAACTTTCTCAGGGTCTAATGCTTTTAAATTATCATTTACATATTTATATGTTCGTTTTGCTTCATTGTTGTTTGCTACTTTTTTCAGTGTTGCTTTAGCTTTAGCATTTGCTTTTGTGGCTATAGCTTTTTCTGCTGCTTGTGATACATCTAATTTGCTTTTAGCTTTAAGTGCTTGTCTTGTTTGGAGTATTCCTGCTCCACCTCCAATAACACCACCTGTAATACCTGAGATACCACCTGTTAATGCTATATTACCATAATCAATATCATCTTGATACCCTGTTTCTTCTTTAGTCATTTCTTGAGCAGTACCTTGTACAGTGCCTATAGCACCTTCAGTTAAACCTGCTCGAATAGCACTTTTCTTTATGCCTTCTCCTAGTAGTTTTTTGATACCTATTTTTGCTAAATTAACACCACCAAGAGCTGCAAGTTTACCTGCACCCCCTGTTGCTATTCCTGCATATGTAGATGGTGCAGATGCTATACCTTGAAAGTAGTCACCTGCAGCATCAAAAAAACCTTCATTCTTCTGTGTCTCAAATAAGTCTATTAGTCTAGCAAACTGTTCTTTCTCTTGCTGATTAGCATTTTGTGCGTATTCTAAGTCACGTATAGCAGTAACTTCATTAACGTTTTGATAACGAAAATGTTCCATATATGCATCATATACATCGTTTTTATCAGCTAACTCTTCTTTTGTATAGCCTTCACGTTTTTCTAAAAACCCACGAGCATCTGCAATAAAGTCATCATTTTCTATGATATTTTCTTTGACTTTATCTTCTTCGTTTAAGTAATTATAAGTACGTTTTTGTATAGCATCTAACATGTACTATAAACCTACGGAGTTAAATCTATGTCAGATGGATTACCACCTAATACTTGATATTGTTTTTGAACTGCAGCACCTTGAGATGCTATCTGTGCTTTATACTTTAAATTAAACTTATTATTCCCATATTGTTTTAAAAGGTCATCTTTCTTTTTTAGCCATTGTGCTTTTAAAGACTGTAATGTTACTTTACCTGTCTTACTACCACCTGTGCCACCACCTGTGCTACTGCCTGTATTACCACCCAAAGACTTAGCAGGTGTCCATCCTGCAGGTAGTATTTTTAATCCCTTAGGACCTACAACATCCATATTTATTTGTACTCCTTTGTCTTTAACGTTTTTAAAGTACTTATTATATACTTGTGATCTAGCATTAGCAGGTGACAGAAAATCTTTTGTTATTAAATCTTCTGCTTCCAAAGTCATCTGGTCAGCTATTTTCATAGCATATGCTTCGTTTATATCATCATCGCTATCAAATACATATAAACCACCAGAGGTAATATTAGATTTTACTCCTAAAGCATTACTTAAATTTGCAGTAAAACTTGATTTAATTTGTTCAGTGGTAATATTTCTTACCTTCTGCGTAGAAGCAAATGCTCTTCTTCCTTTTTCAGATAAACCTTCTACTAAATCATAGTTTATATCCTTAATGTCTACATCTGATGTAGTTTCAGCATCTACTCTTTCTTGTATCTCTTTTTGAGCACTTCCATCATCACCCCCACCTAAAAAGTTTCTTAAAGGATTTATTGTTCGTGGAGCTTTTAGACTATCAAATGTTTTTTGTAGTTTTAAAGTAGGTCCAGCTAAGGCTTCTATAACATCAATATCAGAAAAACCACTTATTTTTTGCATGTTCTCTTCACTTATTTGATATAAACCATTTATGTCTAAATCTGAATTAGCCATTTTTAACTTCATAAGAGTAGGAAGATGTCCAGCTTTGTAAGCTCGACCTGCAACAACAGCATTTATACCATTCGCAACTGCCTGTTTAATTTTAGGTGCAATAGTTTCTCGTCTTTCTAATCTCCTTAACTTATTTCTAGCTATCTCTTTTGTTGCTGATTCTGTTGCAGATTCAATAAACTTTTCTCTTCTTGCTCTATCTGCTACCTCAAGTTCATCTATCTTTTCTGCAAAGCCTTCAAGAAGGTATGGATCATTTTTAGCAGCGTATGCGGCAACAACAGCAGCAACACCACCTCTAACATATTTATTGTCAAAAAAACCAAAAGTATTGTTGTCTTCTTCTTCTGTTTTTACTTCGTCTGCCATTAACCTCTCCTAGCCATTAAACCTGTAGGCATAGTCTCTTCAGCCATAGGTGTATCTTCTTTTGTCATTTCTTCTTCAGGAGTCATTAAGCTAGTATCATTAGTTGCACTATCGACAGCTAACTCAATAGTAGTATCTTCTAGTTCAGCTTCTATGTTTCTTTCTACTCCTGTTACATACTCGATGCCTTCACTGTCAGCTATAAACATTAACATTTCCATAATAATAGGTAATGACAACATACCAACGTCAAGACTATGTACACCATTCATCATGTTAACTGTCTGCATTGCATTAGCAATCATAGTAACAGGCATTTTTGTTTCTAGTAAATTTAATACATTAGTAGCAAAAGCATCATCTTGCATTTTTGAGATGTAGTATTGTGCAACATCATCTATCTTTGTATATTGAGCAGGTTGTTGCCATGGTCTAGCACCTACCTCATGTGTCATACCCATTCCGGGTACAGGTAAATCAAATGTAGGTTCTTGTCTATTTTCATACATAATATTATACCTTCTGCTTTAACATATTTCTTTGTTTTCTAATAGCTATGAAGTAATCTAAAGCCACTTCTATAGGTTCTTGTTCTTTGCCTTTATCTTCAGTGTCTTCATTCTTTTGTTTTATTCTTTTCAGCAAACCTTTAACATCACTAGCTTTTTTAGTTTTAGTAGGAGACTTACCTGCTACTTGCATAGTTTTTGCTAGTGCATCAAACTTAAGATATGTTGCTTTAGCCGCATTATTTATCATTTGTGTCATTTAAATTTCCTTACTATCCAAAAGATGAGAATATACTACCAATAATACTACCTAATGCTTTCTTACCTGCCGCAGATTTGGTAGCATTAGAAGCATATTCCTGTGCCTCTTTACTAATTTCAGCAATGGCAATTGCATTAATTCTATCTAACTCACTTTCAGCACTCTTCCATGCCCACTCAACAGTATCAGAATAAAAAGACCACATATTATTATACGCAGTATTTGACACATCTAAGACTGCTTTCGCATTTAGTTCGTTAGCACGATTAATGGCGGCAGTATCTGCTGTAGCTATCTCTCTTCTCCATACTGCATTACTTTGAGCAATAGCTAATTGATTTGTAGCATTAAATTGGTCACGTTGATTTCTTACTTCTGCATTAAAACGTTCTATAGTATTCTCTTCACCTGCATTAAATTGTGCCTGTGCATTTGCCTGTGTTGCATTAAATTGAGATACGTTGTTGGCTAGGTTTGCCATAAATTGTTTGGTTTGATTTTCAGATGTGGCATTGAATTGTTTAGATGCATTGTCAGCAGCTTGGTCTGTTAAAATAGATTGGTTAATTGCCTGTGCATTAAACATGGCTGTCTGTTGTTCATTACTCAAGTTAGCCATTTCCTGCTGTAAAAAGTTTTGTGCATTCTGTACGGCAGCCTGTTGATTGTTACTTAAGTTAGCCATATCTAGTTGTGACAATGCGGCAGCTTCAGCCATAACCATAGCTTGCTTGTTAGATAAGTTTTGTAGATTCATGGTGTTTACAGCACGAGAATTTTCCATAGCTATGTTTTGTTCAGCAGTAAAATTCATATTAGCTATATCACCTATTCTAGATGAATTTTGAACTCTAGCCTGAAACGCTTGGTCAAACTCTTGACCTAAAAATGTTGCACGTTGTTGTGCAGCAAGCATAGCTCTTTGCTGTCTATTGGATAAGTTTTGTGTCTCAAACTGTGCCTGTGTATTTGCATCAGCTTGTGCTATTGGTAGGGCAGATTCTAAAGCACCTTGTATAAGTGCTTGACCTGCTAGTGAAGATGCACCTAAACCCCTAGATGCCAACTGACCTTGTACAGCACGTAGAGTTCCTGCTGCCCACGCAGGTGGATTATTCGCATCAAAGTTTTCAGTTAAACTTGCTAACTGTCCTTGTACAGTAGCTTTTTCTGATGGGGTAGCTGTGGCGGCTTGAACCTGCTCTGTAAACTTAGATGCTTTTTCTGCGTCTGCAACACCACTAATTAATTCACCATCCTGTATCTCACGTTGTACAGGATTCTCCATTATATAGGCATTGCCTTGTGCAGCCTCTAAATCGGATACAGCAGACTTTGTTTGTTGAGCAGCTACTACTTTAGCTCTTGGGTCATCAGGGTCTGTCTGAGCAGGTAAGTTAGCTTCTAGTGCTGTCCTTACTTCGTCTGTAGATTTTGTAGCATCATATGTTTCAGCAGTTACTTGTTGTGCATCGTCTGCCTTTGTGGTGTCTGCCTTACTTACTGTTGCATCTGTCTGTGTGCCAACTTCGCCTGTTCCTGTGGCTATTTCTTGGTCTGAATCTTTTTGTATTTTCTCAACTTTTGTGACAGCACCTTCAGGTATTGCACCTGTTTGTGCCATCTTAGCAGTAACGTCTGTAACATTTGCAGGTCTAGTTTTCTGTACAGCATTACCATCTTCATCTGTTGTTGTATAAGTAACATCTCCATAAGCATCAACCTGTCCTGCACCTGTTCCTAGTGTAGGTACAGTAGCCTGTTTTTGAGCTTGTGTTGATGTTGGTCTTTGACCAGAAGGATTAGGTGCTTGAGGTAATTGACCAATTAGAGCATTGTCGTTTCTATTACCAATACCCGGATTTTGTTCAACTCTAGCAGGATTCCCGGGTGTGCCACCTTCACGCATTCTACGTACTGCACCCCCTTGTGCCATTTGAACAGCACGTTGATTGTACATATTCATCATGTTTTGTTTATCAGGATTTTGTTGTAAGTAACTGTCAAAGCCTTCTAAGCTACCTGTATAACCCATACGGTTAGCTATCTTTTGTAATCCTTGTGGCTTAAAGCCTTTAAACATTGCCATACTTCATCCTTACTTCATCACTATTGCTACAATCAAAGCTACCACCCCAAGTGTACCCACCATAGACATAGCTTCTATTCGCCACATTCTTTTGTCTAGAGCAGATAGTTTTTCATTGACTGCTTGATATCTAATGGCACATTCTTTTTCATGTGCATCTAGTTCCATTTGTACTTTTAGTTCAGGCTGCATTTGTTGTTTCATCTAAGTCTCCTGAGATTCTCTAATAAATTGTGCTGGTAGACCCAAAAAAGGTCTTCTGTCATACTTATTGTTTTTAGCATATTTCCCATTTATATCGTTATAAAATAAAAAAACTTGCGATTGTATATTCCCTTTGAATGGCTCTCTCCAGTGTTCAATATCATATCCACGATAAACAATTGCATCACCTTGAGCCAAACATATTTGTTTACCTTCTAATCCTTCTTCACCTGATTTTTCTACGTACAAACCCCAATCATAGCCATTAGGTGCATTGCTATGGTCATAACCTAGGCATACTGTAGCTGATATTTCACAACTTTCTCTATCTTTATGTCTAAGTAATTCTTGACCATATTCATAAATTCTTTGCATAGAAGAAGTTGGACATAAACTTAAACCAGTTATTTGTTCCATTTTTTTAGTGCTATTATTTAATAATGTTTCCATCGCAAAATCACCATACATACCAAAACTATCAGGTACTTGTGCTTGTCCATCCCTTCCTACGTTATGAAAATTACCTAGAAAATTATCCCAAGGCAAAAATCCTCGCAAAATCATTGTCTTTATGGCTTTGCTTTTTAATAAAGTATAATCATATAAATATTGAGCCATATCTTTTGTTATAAAATTTTTTACAAGAACATAGTTGTTTTCTTGTAACTGTTGTGCATAATTTTTTTTCATCCTTTTTAACTAACCTATATTATATATTTAAAAAAAAGGTTGTCCAACAAACCATGAAACTAATGAGTATCTAATACCTTTTGTTACTGGTCTGACCCTATGTACCAAATATGATGGAAACACAATAACAGTGCCTATTTTTTCTTTAACTAAATTTATATCATCAAAAAATTCAAACTCTCCACCTTCATAATCTTCATTAAGTACGATTGTCATTGATAATTTTCTTACTGTTCCATGTAAAAGTTTATTTTCTGACGAATTAAATCTAGTGAAACCATTACCATCAAAATGAAAATCGTAGTGTCCATGTTTTTTATATCTAGTTATCTGCATAGGTTCACAAGCACTAATTTCAAAATTCCAATTTGCGTTTTTGTTTGCATTATTAAGGTAATCCCAACAAACGTTGTAAAGCCAATCATCATTAGACCAAGCTATATCTGAAGTTCTAGCTTTTGTATCAAGTTGCCCTTTGTTTTGCAAATTAACTTGTATTTTAGCTTGTGCCCATTTATTTTTACCTAAATCTATTATTTTTTGACATGTTTCTTTATTAATAGCATTTTTAAAAACCCAATATGTGTGTATTGCATTTTGCACAGTTTATAATTTTTAACCTCTAGGCACAGAAATATAAAAATGTGTTATTGTGTATCTACCATATCCTATTTCTTTTGTCTCTATTTTCATTTTGACTGGAGTTACCCTATGTTCAAACATAGAAGGAAAGAACACTGCCCTATTGTGTTTTAATTGTATTTTTTGTTTAGAATCTGGAAAGTCAAAATCGCCACCATCAAATAATCTTGGCTCTCTTACAAACCATATGCACATAGTCCATGCATAATCATCCCAATGTGCATCATAATATTCATTGTTTTCGTAATATGAAATAAGTGTACCATCAGCATTTGTAGAAAAGAAACTATTACAATAAGGTTTTATTTGTCCTACAATATTATGAAATTCAGTTAACCTTTGTTTATACATATAATTAAAAACATGACTTCTTTGCATCCCTTCTGTTGTAAAATAGTTTTGAATGTGAAAACGAGACGCTTTAGACTTTGATATGCCATCATCATATGTTGCAACAAATGTATTCTCTGCTCTTTCTATACTTTCTTGAGACGAATACCAATCTAATTCTTTCCAAATGTTTTTTTCTTCATTAGGTGTATACCAATTATCAAAAATAACATGTGGTGTTTTGCCTTTTTTTACAACTTTTACTTTCCAATTTTGTGATACTGTGTTCATAATTTAATTTATATAAGACATGTGTTAAATGCTAAAGTAACTCGGTCTTCATTTGACAAATTAGTTTGTACATAATGATATTGATATGATGGAAATATTAACATTTTACCTACATTTGGTTTAATTTGTCTAGAACCTGCATTTATATTATTATAGTTTGATACAGAAAATGTATCAAAATGATAATTGTGATTCATAGCAGGGTGTGTAAAACATATATTTCCAGATTTATCATTACATTTTAAATAAAAAACTCCAGACAATATTGAATTAGGGTGTGTGTGTGGTATGTTTGAACCTCCTGATGGGTTAATATTTGCCCACATAGCACTGATTACAAGTTTTTTATCTTTTCTAATTAAAAATAAATCACTCAGACCATTTAAATTTTTAAAAATTTCATTTGTTAAAGGTTTAAAAACTACATCATCTTTTAAATTAGGACTTTGCCAACCGTTTGCAACTGTTCCCAAATTTGAATGTGGTAATTTCTTTTGTTCATTGTAAACAAATCTAAGTAAATTATTTGTATTGATGTTTAATTGTAGTTCTCTAATTAATGTACCAAACCAAACTGAATCCCCTGTTGTAGGAACATTGTCCATAGTTTTCTCCCTTTATAAAATATCATAAGATTATAACATTTTTATATCTGAAAGTCAACACATAAAATAGGTTTTTAATAAGCATTACCATTTGTAATCGCATTATTTACTGCTGTCATATCTTCACTTGTCCAAAAATCTTGATTAACCATTTCTGATAAATAAGACACATGATTATTAACAATTTCACGCTTGAAATCATTGGAAAGATTGTCAAGGTCTGATTGAGGAATAGTTATGGAACTACCACTTATTATTTCTTGCACTGCTGAAGCATACATTTGCATACCTGTATAACATTGTTGCCTAAAATCAGCATCATTGACCAACTTATTTCTATGAATTTCTTGTAAAACAAAATCTGCCATTTTGAAAAACTCCTCTAGTTTCTATTTTACCTAAAAACTTAGGTCAGGTGTTGGATTTTGTGAAGTGTAAAAGGTAACTTTTACGTATCCTCCACCACCACCAGCACCACTTCTGATACCCATGTTAGAACCAGAACCACCACCACCAGCACCAATTCCTCCACTACCACCTGTCGCATTGTTGCCTGCTGATCCTCCTGACCCTACTGGAGATGAACCACCAGCACCACCATTAAACCCAAAAAATGCTTGACCATTAGCACCAGCATTACCAGTGTTTGCAGTTACATTGTAAGCACTTCCATTATTACTTGTGCCTCCACCAGCACCTCCACCACCTGCAGGTGACCCTTGAGAAGTTTTTCCACCACCTCCACCATTACCAGTAGCTATAGTTGTACTACCAACTGTAACCGAACTACTTTGACCACTTGATCCAGGTCCACTTCTATTTGGATTTGGAATTAACATTCCTCCAGAACCACCTGACCCACGAGTTGCTGTTACAGTTTGTCCAGCACTAACATTGAAGTAAGCAATGATGTTACCACCAGCACCTCCACCACCAGAGCCTCCATTACCTTGACCACCAGCACCACCGCCTCCGCCTCCTGCACCAACGACTTGAACACCAATAGCCAGAACATTATCTGCGATAGTTAGAGTACTTGTACCAGCACCACTGAATGTTTGAGGAGATGGGGGAGTATTATCAGCACCATAAAAATCAGCTGCTATCTGTATCTCACCTGAAGCTGGAGCATTATGCTTGCTATAATACTCAGATAGAGCATGGGGAGCAGACCCACCAAACTCAGATGCAATGTTCGCTAAACTAATTTGACCAGAACTAGGAAGTGGCATTTACTAAACTCCTTTTAATTCATTTATTTCTTGCTTAAGTTCTTTGATTGACTCAATTAGCAGACCTATGATTTGGTCATACTGAACTGTCTTATATGCTACACCATCGTCTGTCTTCAATGGCAATACTTTCTCACTTACTGCACTTGGTAGAACCTTTTCTACTTCTTGTGCAATAACACCTGCTGATTTTACACCATCTGCTTTGTATGTAAATGTATAACCATTAAGTTGACTTATCTTGTCTGTAGCATTTTCAATCTTTTCAATGTCTGTTTTAAGTCTTTCATCTGATACAGTTGTTGAATAAGCAATTACGTCACCATCTGCATGAAAGTCACCATCTGATTCAAATCTAAATTCATTACTGTTGTTTATATGAATATTCATATGGCTGTTATTACTGAATGAAATGTAGTCTGTTGAATCTAGACCTATATTACCAGTTGCATACACTGCACCACTAACGTTTAGAGTTGAACCATCAAAAGTCATATTAGCTTCTGCATTCATAGCATCTGCACCTGTTGCTGTTACAACTCTATTATTACTACCATTAGTCATAAAATCTGACACATCGACAGAGATAGCATCAGCCGCAACATCAATACCTGTTCCTGCACCTACAGCAAGTGTTCTTGATGAACTTAATGTACCACCACCTGTTAATCCATTACCTGCAGTAACATCCGTGTTTATTGTAAATGTTAAGTCGTAAGGGTCACCATCAGTACCGTTATCTGTATCAGTCCAGTTAATGTCAATACCACCACCTTCAACAAACTTTACTTCCTTATCATTTGTAATTGCAACTTCTGTACCATCACCATCTTCAAGAATCCACGTATCCATCGTAGCACCAGTAGCTACTGCTGTAACTTGTCCATAAGCATTTAAGGTGATTGTATCTATCTTTGTTCCATCATCTGTTGAGCCATAAGTAGCTGCACCTGCACCTGCTGCGGCAAGAGCAATCGTAGGTGTACCACCTTCACTAGACGATGAGCCTGATATACCTGTTCCTGCAGTAATTGTTGCTACATAGTTACCTGTTGTCTGTGTTGTTAAAGCCACAGCATTATCGGCTATATGTTCGGAAGCAACTGCATCATCTGCAATCTTAGCTCCTGTGATAGCATCACCTGCTATTTTTGCAGTTGTAACATTTGCATCTGCTATTTTGGCAGTTGTGACATTTGCATCTACAATAGAAGCAGTTACCACAGCATTAGCAGCTAATTCATCTGCTCCTACTGCATCGTCTGCTAACATAGAGTTTAAGACTTTTTGAGCACCAATTGTAACTGCTCCAGTATTTGCCATTGTTACATCGCCTGATAATGCCGCCGCTGTAAAACCTGTTCCATCACCTATAAGTAATTGTGTGTCTCCAACTGCTTTTGCAGAAACAACACCTGAACTATTAGCATCTCTAACTAATACTGAATTTGCACCTTGGTCTGCTATCTTCGCTAACGTAACCTGTGCATCTGCAATATGAGCAGTATCAATTGACCCATCTACATAATGTTCTGAATTAATTGAGTCATCAGCTATCTTTGTACCATCAACAATGTCAGCGGCTAAGTGTTCCCTATCAATTGAACCATCTACATATTGGTCGCTGTTTATAGAGTTGTCAGCCATCTTAGCTACAGTAATATTAGCATCTGCTATTTTAGCTGTAGTGACGTTGGCATCTAATATTTTTGCAGTTGTCACAGCATTACTTGCTATACCTCCTGCGGCAATTAGTGGTCCTTCGCCTGTTGTTCCATCATGTGAGTGTCCACTACTACCATTGAAGGCAGATTGAACTGCGTCAAACTCACCATCAAGGTCTGATGCGTTAATAACGTTACCATCAGCTATATTGTTTGATGCATCGTTACGAGTATATCCTGTTCCCATTTTTTTATCTCCTAGCGTTAGTAATATACTGCAGGGTAGCAGCGTCTATGGTAAATGTAGTACTTACATTTTCTTCGTTAGTTTCGTATAGAAGTGATGCAGAAAAACCTGAACCTATTGTCTGCATTTCATAGTATGTTTGTTGTTTACCACCAAATGTAGATGTTCCAAAAGTTCCTGAACCGTATGTAAAGTTACCTGAAGCATCACTTGAAAACTCTATTACATTAGGTTGAATGGAGTTTATTTGGTCAAAATCAAATTTAAGTGATTTTTTAAGTCCAAACTGACCGTTAACATCTAAATACGTTGTACTCTTATGTATTGTTTTACGAACCTTTGGGTCTCCTAGAGGTATAAAAGGTGTAGCAAATGTTGCAGGTATGTTTCTTCCATCTAAGGTATTTCCCTGTTCCATTCTGTATACATACCCATCAGCGGCAGCAAAGTATATAGTTTCAGTACGACCAAGATATTCACTAAATGTTACAAAGGCATTAAAACCACGTAAGTCATTAAAAGATATTCCTTCTTCTAATTGAGTTGCAGCAATTCCTTTAGCCGCATCATTTGTGAATCCTGAATTATATCCAAATATTCTATACTGACTTTTCTCACGAATAATTGTGCTACTAAAACCATTAGGACTACTATTTACTAAATCTAAGATTTCAGCCTGTATTGTTTTTGATACAGTTGCAAGATTAAAGTCACCTATCTTCTCAGTGGCTGAAAATAAACGAAGTCCATCAGGTCCTAAGAATATAATATCTCCACCTATTTCTTGTATCGTATCTTCTGCGACACAACCTAAATCACGAGAAACAGGTTTTAATTGAAAGTCTGCTACACTATTACCATTAAGTATATTTATGCTATTTTCGCTAAATATTATTAGTTGGTCACGAAATACAATTAAACCTGTAATTGTATCTGCTATATTAATTACACCACCACCATTAGCAATGCTAACATCATTATCTTTATAAGGTGCAGAAAAAATTAATTTTTTTCCATTACCAAAGAATATATGATTTTTAAAGTTTACTACAAAACTTGAACCTGATACATCAGATGGTAAAGAACTTAATTGTTCAAACGTAGTTCCATTAAATCTATATGGTTTACCTGTGCTGTCAACAAGCATAAGTTTTTCTGTACCATCAAAATCATACTTTAAAAACCTTACTTTAGTTGCACCACCAATTGTGACACCTGCACTATTGTATGTTGCGTTGTCACTTATTTGTGTCCATCCTGAACCACTAGACCTAAATAAGTCATTACCTCTCACAGCATATACTTGACTACTATAACTGTGTATACCTCTTATGACACCTGTATTTGGCACAACAGCCGAATCAAACTTGTCATACCCTTCTACTCTTCTGTATCCACCAAACATAGAAGGCTCAAAGTTACGTAATATACGTGCTGAACCGGGTGCTTGAAATCCTTGCTGATAGGGAGAAAGGTTTGTTATCAAGCCACCTTTAAATTCAAATGAGTGGGTTTGCAATGCGTCTGCCATTAGATAACAGACCTAGAAAATCCTGTACCACCACCACCTGTATTTTGTGATATCATTGTAGAACGTAAGTAGTATGTTCTATTGATTAAAACAATACGCATATTTTTTATGCCTTCATCAAACTTTTGTTTAGCTACCATCGCATCTTGTGAATTACCACGAAATAGGTAAGCATAGTGCATTGCACCATCAACAATAATATGTTTAAACCTTTCAGGAATAACAGGAACATCATCAAACAAAATTAAATCTACAGGAAAACGATAATACTCATATACAACTGTATAGGCTTTATCAGGTTGAGGAGTAAGTAAGTATTCTAAAGCAGGTCCTTGTGCAACTCTTTGAGGCACACCCTTTCTACTACCTGTATTATATTCTTGGTCTACATATTTTTCAAGATATTCTTCATACGCTATGTTGCCTAGTTTTATTGTTGAATTTCCTAAAGTTGTATCAGCTTTTATACGAAAGCTATCAAAATTAACTAACTTTGCATCTTGAGGAAATGAGTATCTTGTAACGTTTGCAGATACTATATCTTCTTGTTCTACGTGATTAAAGGGCCAATTAAATTCATGTTGGTTTATGTCACGTATAGATGCATTTATTGCATCTTTTGCTTGAGCATAAAAACCTGTAGCAGTAGGAAAATTACTTGAAGTAAGTTCTACTTCATTTAATCTGCGATTTACTTGGTTGACAAGTTCTAAATAATTATAAGCCATTAATTTTCCCTTATTCGCATTTTTACAGTTCTTTCAGCTTGACTTGCTGTGCTATCAATTATGCTACAAGTAAAAATATACTCACGATTTAACACTCCACCAGCTATATTTATAGTGGCTACAGTGTCTGTATTTGTTTGAGCTATATTCTGTATATTGTCAGTTACAGCGTTAGATGATGCAGTTGTTAGAGTTTGTCCTGCGGCTAACGTTGTCTTACTTATTTCAGGTGTTTTAACAGACCATGTAACAGAAGAGATGGTAGCTGTATTAAGGAAACGTGACCAATCTATACTATAATCTAAACTTTCATCTGGGTCTTTTGGTGTCCAACGAAAAGACATTTAATTCTCCTATGCAGCTGCTCTACGTTCAGCAGCGGTATCTTGTCTTGGTACATATACAACTCTTTTTCTGTCGTAGTCATTCGCAATAAAATTAAAAGTAACTCCTGTTGCTGTTATAATCCCTGCAGTAGATGTTCCTATTGCTGAAGTTATACGATGTGTATTGCTATGTGTTATTGTACCATTTATAACACCTGTAGCCGAAACAGACTGAAGTCTTTCTTGAACATCTATCTCAAAACCATCTACCTGTACTTGTTCTATAGCACCTGTAGCTGATACACCTGTCACACCTGCACTTGTTACTAAGAATACAGTTCCTACTGCACCTGTAGTTGAAACAGACTGAAGTATAAATGGTATAGTTCTAACTAAACCAAGTGTTACTGTAGCTGAAACACTTGCTAAATTTTCACTTGCACCAACTCCAACTGATGCGACTGCACCTGTAGCTAGACTACTCGGAGCATTTATTGTAGGTGAAGTACTACCATATGTAGCTGTGCCATAACGACCAGTTCCGTATATAGCATCATTAGCACCAAAGAATGCTTGAGCAAAAACAGTTCCTATAGAACCTGTAGCTGATACACCTGTAATTGCCTCTGATGGATTTTCAGATAGTGTATTAACGAATCCTGTTGCAACAACAGAGCCTAGTGTTAAGCTCGAATCATTAACAGCAGTAACAGTTCCACTTAGTCCTGTAGCACTAACACCTGACAGTGTTACACTAATAGTAGTATTGGTAGCAGTTACGTGTCCTGTAGCACTAACAGACCCTAAAACTATGATAGGAGTTACGACACCGAAAGAAGCAGCACCGTATTGTCCTGAACCATATATAGCATCATTAGCACCGTAGAACGACATGTCCTACCCCCTAAGCTATACGTATTACAGCGTTAGAAGCGTCAGCCGTTGGGAACTGAATAGTTAAGTCACCTGCAGTCGCAGATACTGTACCACCAAAGTCAATAACAGCAATTGCTTTATTAGATGCACTTGCGTTATAAATAATACAACCATCAGCAGATGTTGTTACGTTTGAAAATACCTCGTCAGCAAAGTCTACAATTGCAGTTGTTCCAGAAAGAGATATAGACGCACTGTCTAAAACCTGACCACCTGCAGAATAATTTGTACCACTTGCTTCGTCAGAGTTACCTGTTACGTCAGAGTAGTTAGCTGTAGCGTTATTATATGTACCTGATGGGGATGCTTTGATAAGTGCTAGTTTAAGTGAATGAGTATCAAGGTCGTGAATACCACCTAATAATTCAGACTTAAAACTTTTGCACATTGCAGTCGTGATAGCCATTTAAAATCTCCTTTTAATATCACATGAAGTAAGGGCAACCTTAAAGCTGCCCTTAACTTATATTAAGTTTAAGCTAATTGGTCTCTGTCAACTTCGTCAGCAGACATATCACCTTGGTCACTTATATCCATCATCATTGCATACACACGTATCTTACCAGCAGTAAATGATGCACCACCACCTGCTAATAACACATCAATAGTGTCAGCAGAAGTAGAAGCAGTCAAACCTGTGATTGCAATCTGAGGAGCATAAGCACCATCGGCAGCACCATCAATATCAAAAGTTGCAACAAACTCATCAACGTCACCACCTGTGAAACCAAGTGATGCAGTTGCATCTGTGCCAGTATTCTGAGTTGCACTTTCTACAACCTGAAGACCTGCAGCTACGATAAGAGTATTAGCTGGAACTGTGATAGCTTGAATAGTATCACCGTTTGGATTAATGCTATTAGCAGTTAAGTCAATAACATTATCCATATAGTATACGTTTCTGCCTCTCTGGGAGTTGCCAGAAGCGGCTTTAAGAACAGCAGTAATATTCGCCATAATCTATTCTCCCTATGCTAAACAGTATGCAGCAGTAACGATAGCTTCAGGTCGAAGTATCTTTCTGCCATATAAATGCATACCACGAACAATATCAGCAAAAGAATCAGGGTCTCTATAAGTCTCTGTCTTGTTGATTTGCTCGGCAGTAGCTACTGATGAAGAGTGACCTGCTACAATAACACCATAGTTAGAAGTGTTCTGACCACCTGTGGTAGACGAACCTGTTCCAACTGAAGGAAGGTTATTAGATGTATATATCTTAAAACCATGTAAGTTATTCATAACAAGACCATTCTGTAATCCAGAACCACCAAAATCAGAATTTAGTAGTCTTGAGTCTTCATCTTTTAACAATTCGATGAATACTGGGTCAAGAACTAACCATCTGCCATTAGTGTCTACATTTTGCTGGTCTAGTAATCTAGACATACGTGCAATAACTTGTAATGGAAATGCATTACCTGTTGTTCCACTTTTTGCAGCAGTTGCACCACCTGCTCTTGGCTCTAAACCAATCGCATTATTTGCTGAACCTGCTGTGCCATTTGTCTGCGTAAAATCAGAAGCATCAAGTGACATTGAAGCTAATAATTCTGCACCAACTAAGTTAGCACCATCGGAAGCTGTACTTACTGCTTTAGCACCATTAACAGTTGTGTTAACAGTATTTGGAGCACCATGTATAGCTGACTGCTTAAAACCTGCCATATAACCAAGTACGTCTTGGTCAAATTGGTCGGCTAGTCTATGGGCTGCTCTATCAGATGCCAACTGTTGAAAGTTGATATGCGAATGAGCTTCCTCAATATCATCCACTTTAAATGCAAAGTAATTAGCTTTGTCGATATTAAGTGAAAATTCTTCATCGTCAAGGTCTTGAGGAGTAATAGTAGTTCCTCTCTCGTATGCCTTAACAGTTATTTCTGGTTCTTTGATAACCTTAACGGAATCGCCCATATTAGCAATCTCACCGAAATAATCATTATTAGTGATTGAATCGACTACAGACCCCTTGCGAAAAGCAAGTTGAACCTGTTTGCTGTAAATAATAGGACTAAAATTACCGTTAGGAAGATTACCATGTCCAGCTGCTGCTGTAAATGCCATTTTAAAATCTCCTTAAACATTTATAATACACGTAAAATACGTGTTGCTTTTAGTCATTTTACTTTATAAGGACCATTCATGCGTTGAGGTTGTACATGAGATAGCTAATCTCTTATAGGCTCACATAACTGGGTAATCTTTAAAGTTTAGTATTGGTGTAGCATAAGTATCCTAAAAAGGGGTTATAATACACTTCTAGTTATGTATAGTTATATACATAAATTTTTGTTTGTCAACTATATTTTTATATTATCTAGCTGAACCTGATATGTCATATACAAAGTTGCCTGACCTAATAGCTTCCATTATTGTGTCAGCTTGTTTCTCATACTGTGCAGTGGACATCTTTTGAACCTGAGACTCCAGTATTTTTTTACCTGACTCTGTAGTGTCAACTTTAGTCTTCGTAGTTTTCGTGCCAACTTCCATTGCTGCACTCTTATTACTCTTTGTCTTAGTTTCCTTACCGATTCCTGTATCGGCTTTGTATAAGTCAATAGCTCTTGCTGCTGACCTAGCATCATTGTTGTTTTCATATAGTGCATCCTGTACCCATTTTGGCTGTTCATCTGCCCAATCGTGAAACTCATCACTGTCTCTAATATCAGTAAAGTCAGGATGTAATCTCAATAGTTCTGCTTCAGCTTTATCTTTCTGAGCCTCAATAGACATTTCATCTATCTTCTGTATTCTACTTTCTAGCTCAAGTGATTGCTCTCTTGCTTTCTTCATAGCAATAGTTTCAACAATCTTAGCTACGTCTGGGTACTCTGTTGCCCATGCTTCTATGTCTTCATCAGACTTAGGCAACTTCATTTCTTTTTTAGTTGCTTTAGCTAGTTGCTCTTTCATGTCATCTAGCTGTTTTTGAAACTGCTTTTCTTTCTCCTGAGTATGTCTTCTTAAATCGCCATATCTCTTCTTAAAAGTTTTCTCTTCAGCCGAAGTCGGTTCTTTTTCACTAGGAGTTTCCTCTTCGCTAGTCTCGCTTTCACCTTTTTGCTCCTCAACGAGCCTTGCAAGTTCTTCTTCATCTCGCTTTATTCTTTCCTCTTGAGAATAAGGTCTATTCATAAACATTGCTTTTTTAGGTGTGTTTTCTTCCACCATTTCTTTTGTAGCTTCTTCAGCCATTTTGTATTCTCCTTTTGGGGTTATCGTAGCCATTTATTGTTGGGGGATAAGTAGCCTATTATTGTGGATTACTTTTTAGAAGCTAATCCACCTCGCTTCATCTTCTTAGTATTCTTTTTCTTCTTGGGTATTAAACCACCGACTGCTGTAGATATATCACTGCCGAAGCCTGTATTAGAATCAAAGTCATCGCTTTTACTATATCCACCATCATCACTGCCACCCATAGATTGACCTGCTTCTCTACCTGTTATTCTACCTTCTCTTTCAGCTTTTTCTTGTGCTGCTTTATTTTTAGCTATTCTTTGTCTAGCTCTTTTTTGTTCTGCAAATGCCAGACTAATCTGACGTTGTTTCTTTTCTTCTTCTTTCTTTTCTTTGTCTAGTCTATCTTGTTCGGCTTGTTTAGCAATGTCGCTTGCCTTTAGACCTAATTGTCTATTCTCTTTTGATGTACCTGTTCTAATACCTTCATCTAAACTTATAACCTGTGCTCTCGATAAATCATCAACTCTTGCAGCTACAGGGTCTTTAACTGTTCCATCTTTTAATGCTTTATCTAAGTCAAATATATTTTGTTGTTTTTGGTTCTTTAAAAAAGTAGTTGCATCCTTAGCTTTGTTTATTGCTATTCCGAGTTTATCATACCTAGGTGTTTCTATTCCCATTTTCTTGCCTAATTCAGCAATAACAGTAGCTTGTAAACCTTTTACTTTACCTAACTGAGCTAATTGACCTGTTGTTTGTGTTTTAATAGCTTCAGCAATTTCTTTAGTAGCAGGTTGAAAATTTCTCTGTCCTGTTGCTTTATAATTATCTAAACTCTGCAGTCCTACTGTTCCATCAAAATTATATTGAATAGCATATTCAACATCACCTATGGTAGTTCTAGCACCACCTAAATCTCCAGTTGGGTCATCATCATTATTATTATCTTCTTGTGGTTTTTGTCTACCACCCCCTGATTGCTGTCCTTGTGCAACAGGCTTTTCTTCAGGTGCTTCTTGAGGCACAAATCCTTTAGGTACAGGATATATAGTATTACCTAGTGAACCATCTGCATTTAGAAGATGTGGTATCATACGAACTTGTTTTGTTTGTTCGTTATAATATCTAACGCTTTGTGTCTTAGGTGCTCCTGTAGGAGTTGAGTTAACTAAGTTATCAAAATTTCCCGGTGCATAAACTTCTTGCTGTCCTTCAATAACTCCACCTGTATTATACTCTAAATCATCTTCTATGTCAAGGTCTGTTTCATCAAATGGTAAATCATTATCGTCAGTATCTAAATCAGTTTCATTAAATGGTAAATCATCAGGCATTGTCGCTTCGTCAGCATTACCCATCTGACCCATAGCTTCCATTTGTTTGAGTCCTTGTTTAGCTTGTTGTCGTAACTGCATTAATTTTTCAAGACCTATGTATCTAACAACATCGGCAGGAAATACAAACTCCCCTTCACTTAACTGTGCAGGTATGTCATCTCTTACTTCTTCTCGTGTAGAACCTGTAGGTACATCATTGCCTGACACTTCATCAACCATGCCACCTTCGTCTTTGAGACCACCATCTTCAAACATTTCCATTTGTTCACGTAATGCCATTTACTTCATCCCTTAATAATTTAAGTTTGTTCAAAGTTGCTATTGCTCCTTGAGACCTGTGTAGTGTTATTGTGTCATTAGACTGTTCTAGTATCTTATGTTGCTTACTTATTTGTAAGTCAATATAATCATTGAAGCTGTTCAGTAGCTTGAGGTTGTTCACTAGCGGCTTGATTTGCTGCAGCACCTGCTTGTCCATCATTTCCTGAAAATCCTTGTTCTCCCGGTACTGGAGCTTGTCCTGTACCTATATTGCCACCACCTGCTCCTGTTGGGTCTAGTGGATTCGCACCTGCAGGTGGTTGACCTGCCTGTTGTGGTTGGGGTTGTCCTTGTTCAGGCTGTTGTTGTTCACCCTGCATACCTTTTAGTATCTCTGCTTGTAATGCTGCTTCATCCATATTATTAGTAACCTTTTCAGGGTCTAATTCCATAGACTTAGCTATCTCTCTAATAATATATGGAAACTTAGCAAATGGAGCTAGTGCAGGATTAGATGCAACTTGCAAGAAACCCATAAGTCTTTGACTACGTACTTCGTTAGCCATTAGACTTTCTGTTCCACGTGCAACAACTTCTAAGTCACCCTTTATATCTTTATTAAAATTAAACTGCATATTAAAACGAAACATACCTTCACCTAATGGTTTTAGTAAATAATCATCTACATTTTTAATAACAGTCTTAATACTACCTGCAGCTGCGTTCATAAGCATTGATATACCTGACGCAGTTCTACCTACACCTTGAACACCTGTTTGTCCATGTGCAAACGATGGAAAGCCTGTGCTTTCATCTGCAAGTACTCTTGCTTTGTCAAACAGTTGTAAGTTTTCATTAGATACATTAGGAAACTTTGTACCAAAGATAGCTTGACCCGGAGCACCACCCTGTCTTCTGAATACTTTTCCCGGATAGACTGATAAGTCTTGTCCCGGAACTAGATTAGTTTCATCTACCTCTATAAGTAAGTTACCTGATAACACAGCATTGTCTACAGCCATTCTCATAAACCCATTCATTAACGTCTGTGTATCATCCATATTTTCAGCTAAACCAATACCAAAAAATGAATATGGATTAAGTTCATAAGGAGCTGCCATGTAAGGTATAGTTGCAGGTTTAAATGGATTGAGAACCATTCTTATAAGTTTACCATTACTTATCCAAATGTTAGCCTGTAACTCATCAAATTGTTTTAATTCTTTTGGTATTTCTACACCATTTTCCTCAAGCATGTCTACATCGCACATACCCCAATATTCTAATACTTCAAATCTGTCTATTCCATGTTCAGGTGTATAATCAGATAAGTCATCTTCCCAATACTTTTTATCATATGATTCACCTTGTTGTACCACTTCATCAATCACATTTTCACGGAAGTATGGTCTCTTTTTTAATCCACGTAATTGACTTCTTGACATCTTATGTCTTTCAATTACAAATTGTGCTTCATCCATATTAGCAGCATCAGGGTCTGGATAAAAGTTCCAAACCGATACATGTGAAGTAGATGGAACAGTTTTATACACAGGACTATAATCCCCTTCATCATCCCAACTAGGATATTCTTTATCGACAGCAAAAGGTCCTTTCATCACACCTGTACCAAACAAAGCCATTTCAAATGCTGTACTTCTTAATTGCTTACTAGCACCTGATTCTTGTAGTTGGTCCATGATTTGCTTTTCCATATTCTTGGCAGCAACCATAGCAGGACTAAATGTAATAGCTGTAGGTGTTTTTCCTACCCCTTCTTCCAAGTCTTCAATTTCTGATAAACTTTCTTGTAAAGGACCCAACATATCTTCCAACGTTTTTTCTGTAGCACCTTTAGGTAAATCTCTGCCGTCACCTTTAAAACCATAAGGTGAAGATAATGCAGTATCCCCTTTAAGCTCTTCAGGCTTTTTTGGGTCAAAGTTAACATCAGCTGCCACACCTTCAGGCAGCACTGTTGGTTCAACGCTAATAGGAAACTTGTTACCTGCAAATAGCACATCAACAATTTGTCCGTAAGCTGCAAGAGTTTTGGTTTTAGTGACTTTGATAAAAACTCTTGACTTTTCTGCTTCAGTGAATTGAACATCACTACCATATAACCCCCTATAGTTTCTATAAGACCTTAACCATCGTTCTTCATCATTAAAACGGTAGTCTTCGGCACGTTTATATTTTTCCATTACAAATGGAACAATACCACTTACATCTACATCACTAACTTCTGACTCTTCTACATCTTCAAGTGCTATAGATTCATCGTCTAATATTATTTCGTCTTGTTCTGCCATGTTATATCCTTAATATCCAAAAGTAGAGTCTGCCATTGGCATGCTGTTACTAGGTCTTCCCATTGGGTCGTAATCAAATATACTAAATCGTGGTCTTGACATTATACCATATCTTAGTGCATCATACAAGTGGTCTTCTGCTCTTGTGTCTACATCTTCAGGATTCTTTTTATCCAAAGGCAATGCAGGTAATTGTGCTACTGTGTGTGTACAAGTGTTAAAGAAAACTAGTCTAGGTTTTTCTGTAAACTCATCTACCTGTAATCTTCTGTGTATCTCATTCTTTCCTGATACACGACTGCCTCTACTTCTATCTGAAGGTCTCCAACGACAGCCTTTCATAATCATCTGTTCAGCCAAAGAAGGACCAGTATCCCCACGTTTATGCCAAAGAGAACTATCCAAAACCCCATACTTAATATTTCCATCATCGGCTTCAGCATCCAATATCATATCTGCCAA